CAGCGACAGCTCCTCCGGTGCTTACAGAAGATGATATTCAGAAGGAAAAACAGGATATCTTGTTTAAGCTGCAGAGGCTCGCACAGAAAGGTGTACCGATCACGCGCAAATACACCATGAATCATTCCCTCGCAGAAATCAAAGACGAGTACCTTCGACTCAAAGGTCAGCGTGATCTTGATATGAGTGTAAAGTTCCAGAAGAAGATGCTCATGGCGTTTTCTACCGGCGTGGAGTTTCTCAATTCCAAATTCGATCCTTTTGATATCAAACTTGACGGGTGGTCGGAATCCATGCATGAAAGCATCGATGAATACGACGATATCTTTGAAGAGCTACATGAAAAGTACAAGGAGCGAGCCAACATCGCTCCAGAAATGAAACTCGCCATGTCGGTAGTGTCCAGTGCATTCATGTACCACATGATGCAATCGTTCTTCAAATCGTCTTTTCCGGGAATGGAACATGTCATGCGCGAGAATCCGGATCTCGCGAGACAAGTGGGTCAAGCTGCAGTGAATTCTGCCGCTGCAAACGCAGCAGCTAGTAACAGTGCAGCATCGTCCGGTGGAATGAACTCGCCCGGAATCGCCAATTTCATGAGCAGCATCTTCGGTGGAATGGGTACAAGTGGAGGCGGAGGTGGCATGAAAACCACGACAAACAGCGATCGATCTGTGAACAGCAACGAGGGGTTCCGCGGTCCGACAGGCGTCGATCACATTCTTGAGAAACTTGACCGTCGACCACAGGAGAAGGGAATTGGAAGCGCGAATGTAAATCTAAATACTTCGTCATCCTCAGAAGGAGTACGGAATATCGAGGTACAGAGAAGAACGACCAAAGTTCCTAGTTTCAACAAAGGTATCCCGTTGAATTTGTAATCATGGCATGGTATATTCTCTTAACTCGTCAAGTACATTCATTTAACCCTTTACTTGGAAAAACAACTAAAATAGGCCACCTGGTGGCGTCGTCTTTAAATTCTTCTTATAAATTTTAATGTAAAGGGTTAAAAAAGACGTATTTTAATAATATATACTTTCTAAATGAAGTAAGAAAGATTGCGCAACACGTTCTACAGATATAGACGCATTAACAAATCTACTGCACTAGTAATTTTCGTTTAAAGTTCTTTCTATTCATAAAAAATTTCTGAGGGACGAGGTGGAATTGTCGTACAAGATGGTGTTGTGTCCTGAAGCATAAACTCGTTTTCATGCGAGTTTGCTAAACGTAATTATCTTTTGCGAGCTGTTCGAGCCAAAATTTCACCTCGTAAAATGAAAACACGAAATAGAAAGATAAAGAGGGTTCCATGTAGAAGAAACTGTTGTGTTCGTTATCCTCGGGTTTCGTTTGCTCCGCGAGCGTCAGCACAGAGTACCTGCCGTGAAACGAATGGTCGACCAAGTTTTCTTTCAGGTGCATGATGAACCCGTCAGAAAAAACTGAACTCGGTTTCAACTTTTCAATGGTGGCCAAATACGATTGTACGTTTTCTTGCGCATCTTTCAGAAAAGAATCATCGCTCATTTCTCTCGCTTTGCTCCATATGCTTTCCTTGTGCAGCTCAAAGTAAACGTCTGATGAAGACTCGATAGACGGGATTGTGTCATTCATATTAACAATGTTGATGATGATGATGAGATGATGTTTTACTCAATGTCTCTTATGTTTCCATCGGTGCTACTACTTCTTACAATCGATGGCAAGAAGAATATCATTTTTTTGTCGATTATATCTAACCCTTTCCATCCAGTAAAATTCGTACGAGCGACTCGAATATGACGTCAACTGGTGCTATGTTGATTTTTTTTCTTTTTTTAGAGATTTAGAGATCGGTGCGTTTTCCGTTCATCCGGCAGACGTTTCTTCGCTGCGACATCTTCAAAGTCGATACATCGACGGTGGTTACAAAATGCTAGATTCATCGGGACACTTTAGCAAGACGAGTATCGATTTTTCAAAATCATATGAGGAAGACGTCGTTATTTATTGCAACTGTTTCGGAGGCGTCGCACAAATGATTGTCCATTATATGAAAGTACAGCCAATCGTTCGCGAGCTGTATTTCAAAAGAATGAAACTCCTTTCTGAAGATGACGAGGAATTCACGGCGGTTCACATTCGTAATACAGATAGAACAGCCAACGTCGACGAGTTTTTAGAGAATTCCCGCACGATTCTTGATGCGGCAAAAAAGATCTTCCTCGCAACCGATGATTTTTATACGATCGAGAAATTTAGAGGAAAGTACGAGGAGAAAATGTATCATTTTGCAAAAATCACAGACAATGGAGGGCGTAATATGCACTATTACCATGATAAATCTCAATTAAGCAATGAAGATCTCGTGAAAGACGCCATCGTCGATCTGCTGATGCTCGCCAGCTCCACCAAGTTCATTTACTCTACGACTCATTCCAATTACAGCAAGTTTGCAGGGTATCTTCAGAAAAGCAAGGAATCGTTAGGACAGATTTTAAAATAGCCGAGGTTCAGCGACGCCGTGGGCTACTATCATAGTTGTAGGTATATACATAGATATAGTATGATGACAACATTTAGAAACATTTTTTATTAATTATTCTCAGCCAGACTTCTTCCTGCTATCTCACACGAAGTAGTATTGTACTTCCTATCGCCAGAAGAAAAACAAATACGTTTATACTGTTTCGTGGCCAATTATGCGCCAGTAAAATAAGAATTTTCTCTTCAGTCCTTCAGTGTGTTAGTACCCACAAAAGGAAATGAGTACCTAGATGATTCACTACCAAAGGGACTCATGGTTTCTTCATCAAAGCGAGCAGTGTGTCGCGATGTCCAGCGGCTGCGGCGATGTGGAAAGCATTTTCACCATCGGGGGTCATTGCATTCGTATCGGCTCCGAGCTCAACCATCTTTCTCGCAAATTCTGTACGCCCATATTTTGCTGCGACGTGAAGTGCGTTGTACGGCATAGCATTCATTTTGCGTTTCACACCTGCGGTAGAACGAGAAATAAGCTCAGTGAACTTCACTTTGTCGTTCTTGGCCACGGCTTTTCCGAGCGACGAAGTGGATTTCGCTTGCTTGCCGAATTGGAGGGCGATAGCTTTTTTATAGCAAGTTTTCTTGTTGATCGGCTCGAGTTTCGTGAAATCCACACCCGCATTAATCAACATGGTTAAAATTTCTATGCATTCATCATCTTTCAAAAAGTGTGCATGTCCGCAACAAGCTTGGAACACACCGTTGATGAAAAGCGGATTCATGGCAGCTCCATGGTCGTTCTTTAGCAAAAATCTCACAAATCTTGGGGTCACAAAGTCATGAAGGTATGTGTAGTCAATTTGTACGCAGTGTTGAAGCAGGAGAACAAGTTTTGCCTCACCTTCGGGGGAACAAAAAAATCCCACAGGAAATCTTTCAACATTTTCGGTACTAGAACCATGTTCCAATAATATTTTCATGGTCTCAATGTTTTCAAAAACATCGAATCCGAGTAAACAAGGGTCGATGTTGACACCCTGGTTAATCAAAAAAGAGATCATAAGGTGATTATTTGCTTTGACAGCTTCCTTCAGAGCAACGGGGCCATGTTCTGCAAGAGAGATTCCAAATTCCTCGATTATGCACTGGCTTCTCTCAAGACTCTTGAAATCGCCCTCTGGACCCTCGTTGGTCACGATGCACTTAAAGAGCTCAAGATGAGCATATTTTCCGTATCCGTTTCGAAGAAGTTTGTCAATAATATGTTCATCCACTTGTTGATCAAAAATATCGCCATCCACTTCGATTTCGTACTTAGCTCGAAGAGTGAGTAAAAATTCAATATGTTCCATTAATGGATTATTTTCTTCAAGGACGCGACACATAGTCCATTTGAATGCATCAATTCTCTGCTGCTGAGAGGAATGAAGCATGATAAAATCCGCCATTATGAAGTTTTCGGGATACAATTTGCAAGAGTTGTGAAGGAGGCCGAAACAAAACATGAACATCGAAATCGTTCGGACTTCTTCGTGCTTGGGTCCGAGTTTCATTTGGATAATTACGCGGATCGATTCAAAATCTCCATTTATGACGAAATAACATGCAATGTCCGAGACATCGGACTGATTCTTATCAAAGTATAGAGCCATTTTTTTGAGGACTCGCTTTTCTGGAGAAGAGCTGTCGAAAATACTAGAAACATTTAATTCCATTAAAAAGAGAAGATGCTTTAAATTGTGAGGAAGGGGATAGAGAGCGTTGATATCATTTTTTCATCCTTGCAACATATAAAATAATTAATGGGCTTCCTAGGTTTTTACGATAAGGATAGACCCAGGAACGAGGAAATTATATATAGATGTCTACATTGGGTCATTGTTGTGGTAGTCTTGATTATGCGATTTTTTATTTTTTATTTCATTTTTTTTTAATATAACAAATTCGCGGTATGATGTACTTTCTTGCGTATTTTTTATGGAGAACAACAAATCAAACTATCTGAAATGTAAGATAGAGAGCTAAGAGTACTGCAGCGAAACAGACGACTGACATATAAAAAACAATCGTCTGTGTCGTTGCACGCTTTTCGCCACGAGGCTTCGTTTCTGATAACACATCATGATCAAAGTACTCGACGTTTCCATATTTATATTTCTTCCGATTGGATGTACACTTCTTCTCCGTCCACCATCCACGACTGCACTCTTTCACGCAATTATTCAACTTAGATGATGAAGTCTCTCCGTAGAACTGCTGTTTGCAAGCATCTGCACATTTCTTCCCTTTCTCAAGAAAATCTTTGCGACTTGCAAACTTCTTCTCCAAAGAATCAATAGATGTGCCGACGGGAAGCTCTCTTTTCTTGCACGTAAACGAAAAATCGCCCTTGCCCCAGAGAGATTCAAGCATGTCTAGCGGATTCATGTCTGTAATGTCTTGCACCAATCCGCCAGTGAGATTTCCCTTTGGCTCGTAGGTCGGATGATTGCGGACATAGAGATAATTCGGCTTCCCTCCACAACCGTCGGACGACGTCATTGAAGAGCAATTCGCTCCCAGACCTTTCAAGAAATAGTTGTAGCCCAGTACACGATTCCCATAACCCCCAGTGATACCCATCCTATCAAGTGCATAGTACGAATCATTTTGACCTCTTCCAGTGATCTCGTAGCCTGTCACATACCCGAGCGCCTCAGGAATGAGCGTTCCCGCAACGAACGGAATCGATTCAAAAGCCCTGTAACTCGTCGCCGCCATCGTCGGACACTGAATCTGCTTTAAAATAGATGCGCGTTCAGGGACCATGTTTCTTTCCAGCTGTTCGTTCGTGTAGTTCAAAATCTCCCCTTCTTCCTCGCTCTGAGGCGGTTTCTTGAATTTCATCTGTGAAAGCGAAGCGACGCTCGGGAAAGCGAAGTTCTTTGGTAAGAACTTCGAGGTTTTGCGCACCCGTTTGGGAGCTATACCGCTTCCTGGAGCAATCAGAGGTTGTATTTCGTCAGGGAGATAATCCTGTGCGAGAACTTCCGGAATCTCGTTGATTGCACTGTCCACTTGGTCCAGCAACATATCTTCTTCTCCTTCTTCTTTCTACAATCTCTGCTACTCTATACGCTATATAATATATATATTTAAAAATTAAATTAATAAGAAATATTCATAGACAGCTATCGTTATCTGGCACTATTTACTAAACCTACATGTAAATACTTAAAAAATAATAATGCAACCACAGCATACATCAGCAATTCTCTATCGCAATAAAAAACAACCGAAAAAGAATATGATTTTTCTGGTGCTAGAAACATTTGAAGTAGTAAGCAACAAACAAGTAAGCAGCCAAGTACTCATTCCTGCTGGACTCTGAACATGTTCTCTTTTTCTTCAAAGGAGAAAGGGAAGAAGAATCTGCCTGTTAATATTTCCCATTCTTTCTTTCCGTACTCTTTTCTGGTACTCTTTTAGTCCACTCAATATACTTGCCAACGAAATCGTATTTTTTGGAAAGAGCCGTCTTTATCTCATATTCGGTCAAACCTTTCTCGCTCGTTGAGGCTGATGCAACGTACATGAAGCGAAACTGACTCTCCTCAGAGAGATCAAAATGCGTAATTTTGCCGAAGAACTTCTCGCCGTTCAACGAATCTTGAAAGATCGCCTCTTTACCAATGAGACGATGATCGAAACTGAATCTCGGGAAAACAGCCTCGAAATGCTCATCAAAGTAATAGATGTGGATATCACAGATTGAATCTTGGACTTTGTAAACTTGCGTGTAAATCTCATTGGAGTCTGTAGTAGGGCTATGCAGAAAGACAGTCACACAGAATATCATCCCTAGGATAGTGACATCTGTTAAACTGCAGTACTCGCCACGTTGACCTACTATTTCAGAATGTTTCCTTTTTCCATTAGGCTCGTCATCGTCGTTGAGTATAGATACTCTAAGCAAATCCATGACATCTTTCCCGTATTTTTCGTCTTTGACATACTCTGGAGTTGCATAGAACTTCTTCAGGTATGCTCGTACTAATACGTGCATCGCAGGGTTAGCGAAGAGCGCATCGGCAAAGGAACGAGGAAGACAATCGCCATTTCCTAAATTTTCCTCGATATAGTATTTGTCGTAGAACTCTTCGGTGGTTATATTTTTCGACATGATCTTAATTTGTTTGACTACTGAACTCTTGAAATTGTGAGTGTGTAAGCATGTTGGATTATAATACCATAACGCAAATGATAATGTAAAAATAAAAACGAAGTGGCCAAAGTAGACTATGAATTACAATTCAAACACCAATTTTGTAAATATCTTCTAATTTGTATCATATTTGCTCTTCAATCAAAATGGCGTACTTCAAACTTATCTCTACATACCAAGTTTTTTTCACCTATGAATGAATCAAGAATCAATATTCTATCTCTACAAAGAATAAGACAGCGAATAGGAAAAGGAAGACGGAGAGGAGGAAGATAATTGTTGTGCGAGGATTACTCTTCCTGCTGCTGGAATCATCATAGAACGTGAACCCTTCGCTGAAATCAAAGAAGCCGGGGGCTCCCGGAATTTCGAATTCAGAAGCAGAATCCGTTGTTTTCTTCATATGATGCGTCGACGAAGTGCACTGCGACTGCATCTCCCAGGTCTTCCCAGAACAATCTTCTCCTGCTCTACATTCCATCAGAGGGTCGTAAATATGGGATCCCACGGGGTACTTTGCGAGTTTACAGCTTTGTGATCCAACATTTCCAGCTTTGAAGACGGCTTGTCCAAGTGCAATGGGAGAAATATCGCTGATGTCTTCGAGCAAGCCGGGGAAGAGACCGCGGCCCTCTGTGACTCCGTCGATATTACACCCCGTGATTCCTTGGAAACTGATATCTCCTAGGAGAGGAATCTTTCCAGTGGGAATGTTACGCACATAAATCATACGCTTCTTCCCTTTGCAGCTGGACTCGGAAAGCGCGGAATCGCAAGTGCTCCCGGAATCTACAAAATAGTTGGATCCGAGCGCAAAATCTCTGCCTGCGTAGAAATTCGAGCCTTCAACTGCTCCGTACGGCAAATCGCTCTGCACGCCACTGAGAGGGTACGCCATGAGATAGTCCGTCATGTTATTCGAAATCGTTTCGACGACGGACGTAAAGGACGTTTTTGAGGGCGTTCCAATGAGAAGAGGACACTGCATGTTGTTGTAAATGTTGTATTTCCTCGCTTTCTCGTTCATGAGCTGTTTTCCTTCTCCTAAAAGAACGGTTTTTCTATTTATTTCTATTGCGTTAATTTTTATTTCTCCTGTGGGCCTGATTCAAATCAAACCATCCGTTGAGGAAAAGTATACAGGTCTAAATTATTCATCACACTCTCTGATTCCTTCAAAGCTTCAGAGGATTGCAGCGAATACAAATGTCGAACCGGTTGTATTCTGTATTTATTGACCAAGTTGAGTAAATCTCTGATCGTCGCAGGGGCGTGCAAAGTGTACTCGAGAGCGTCTGCTGAGGAGTCGGACTCGCTATCGAACTGGATTCGTACTTTCACGTAGTTGTTCTTATTCTTTCCTACGGAGGATGGAGAATCCTGTGACTTTGAAATACTGTTTCCCATTCTGCGCACCGAGTTCACCGAGTTCACCGAGTTGAACTATGATTATA